CCCGCCGTGTCGGTCGTCGCGGAGGTGATCGTCGCCTTAAAGCGAACGTCGGCCTTGCCCTTGCTCGGGCTGGACTGTGCCCAGTCCTTTACCCCCTGATCCTCGACGAACTGCTCGCCGATGGATTTTTCAGCGGTGGTCTTGTTCCCGCCGCCGCGCGCGAGCTTTTGCTCGATCTCGGCGACCTGCTCTGTCAGGGAATTCATTTTCAGGAGAGACTCGTCGGCCTTCTCCTTCAAATCGTCGGTCATGCCGACGCCCTTGGCGGCCTCGGCGAGTGCCTTTTCGGCAATCTCCTTGACCTGATTTATGGTCTTGTCGAATTCGGCTTTGACCTCCAGAGCCAGCTGCTCGGCGGTCTTTTCTACAGGGTCCGGCATAGCGGAGTCCTTTCGCAGTTAGGGGAAAAATCAGCCGCGCAATAGGGCTTGAAGGAACGCGGCCTGCTCGTTCGCCTTGCTGCCCTCGGACTCACTCCGAATGGCTTTGGCGTAGCCGACAGAGGCGATCTGTACGGCTGCGCTTTTCGGGAAACCTGCATCCCGCAGGATTTCCTCGAATTCCTTTGCTTGCACTGGGTCGCCGTCGCGGAAACGCCGCGCCAGTTCTTCGAGGCGCTCGCCGCGCCGCACCAATGCTTCGAAATCACCGTGCTTGACGGCCTCGATGCGCGCCCGGCGATTGGCCGGGAACACGACCGGGGAAATCTCGTAAAGCTCCAGCTTTTTCAGGAGGAGGATATTGCCGTCCGGCTCGGTCTCGACTTCGCGGTAGCCGATCGACAAGCCGCCGATTGCCTTTTGCAGCATCAGCGCGCGCACCTCTCGCGCCTTCTGGACCTCAAGGATGAGCCGGCCTTTGCCGTAGAGCCCCTTGCCGTCTTCGGCCAAATCCTCCCAAACGCCGATAGGATTGTCGGGATCGTGTTGCCAGAGCATCAGGACGTTGGTGCCCTCGCGGCGATGCTTGGCGAGGCTTTCCGCGAACGCGCCTGGAAGCACCTTCTCGCCGTAGGCGTCCACATTGCCGAAAATCGAGCCGTAGCCTTCGAAGGTGCCCTCTTCGGTGAGGTTCTTCAGCTGGAGGGAGAAATCCTTGGTTTTCATGGTTCCGGTTCCTGATTTTCGGCCGGCGCCGGCAATGCCTCCTGTTGCTTGCCCGCCTCGGTGATCGGCACGTTCTGCATCTGCATGCGCGGCACATCGCCGCCCTCGACGCGAGGCAGGTTTTCCTTTTCCCGGACCTCGTTGATCGTCATCCAGCCGTTGGTCAGTGCCGACTGATAGAAGGCCGACCGCGCCGCGCTATCGCCGCGCAGCAATCCTTCCAGATTGAATTCAATGGTGAGCCCGGCGGCCCGCTCGGCCGGGGTAAGCAGCTGCTTTTCCAAAGCCTGCTCAATACGCTTCAGTCGGCGGCGAAGCGTGAATTTCTGGAAGCCCAAAACCTGTTGCTCAAGGCCCGAACCGAAGCTGGTCACCTTTTGCGTGTGCCCGACCATGAAGGGCGGGACGCCGAAGAACCGGCAGACCTCCTCGACCGAAAAGCCGCGCGATTCGAGCATCTGCGCGTCCTCGGGCTTGATCGAAAGCACATCGATTTTCGTGCCCCCCTCAAGGATGATCGGCCGGCCGCTATTCTTGGCGCCGATATATTTCTCCGAGAGCTTGGTTTCGGCCAGATTGCGCTGCTCGTCGGTAAGCCACCGCTCGAATGTCAGCGCCGTTTGCGAAATCATGCCGTTGCTGAATGTCCCGGCCGCCGCCCGATCGATCGCGCGGGCAAGGCCGAAAGCATGCCGGCCGAAATGCAAGGTGGACATGCCGCCGAGGGGATCGCCGCCAAAGCCGCGAATATGAAGAATGGCGCGGTCGCTGCCGACATGGTTCTCGCCGTCCATGGTCCAGCGGTATTCCAGATTTCCATTCTCGAGCCGGCGGACGCTGACGCTATCCGGGCGCAAGGGCGTAAGCGCCGCGACCCGGCCGCCGCCATTCCTTTCGATCGCCGCGTAGGAATTGCCCCAAAGCTCGATAGAGGCCGAGGAGTATTCCCAAAAGTCGGTGGCCGTCTGGTCGTAATTCGGGCTGTCATGCAGGATGCGAAACAACGGATGATCGCGCGCCAGCGTGCGCTCGCCCCGGCTGTTGGTCCGATAGACCATGAGCGGGAGTGATGCGATGGTGCCGGCCAGCAGATTGACGCAGGCCCATACAGCCGAAATCGCGAGGATGTTCTGGTCGGTGATCGGCTCNTGCGCAAGGACAGCCGCCGGAAGAAGGTCGCCATTTTGCGGAGGAGGCTCACGCCGCCGCCCCCGCGAGGCTGCGGAAATAGCTATCCATGCCCGCCCCGACCGCCTCGGGGTTCTTGCTCATCAGCATGGCCGCATCAAAGGCGGCGACGAGCGGGTCAATTTTCGCCTTGCCCGCGACTTGCTTGGTAATCAGCACCGCATTCCCACGTTGTTCGACCTTTGCATTGCCGACGCACCACGCCATGAGCGGCGCGCCAGCGTGCCAAAGCGTGCCGTCCTTCAATTTGCGCTCTGTGCCCTGGATGACGCCCGAAAGGCGGTAGCCCTGCGGGATCGCGACGACCTGATCGCCAGTGATGCCGCGCACCGCCAGCGCATCGACCATGTTGGCGACGCCGACCGGATCGAGGCCGACGCCGGCCTTTTCGGGCAACAGCCCGGTATCCCGGACGCGGGCGATGATGTCGGCGACTTCCTCGAAATCCTGCGTCGGCGTCTCGCAAATGGTTAGATCGCCGTCGCGCTGAAAGTCATGCAGCCGGTCGGCGATTTCCTTTCGCCGGGAGAGCACATCCTTGTGCGCCCAGGCATGCGACCAGAGCCGCCATTCACTGCGATTGCGCTTGCAACGGCCGATCGCCGCCAGCCCGAATAGATCGTCCAGCCCGCCGCCATCGATGCCGAAAACGATGGCATCGGACTCGGCGATCAGCGAGTCGAGCGTGATCGACGGATCGGCCGCGCTTTCCCAATAATCGGCGCCGAGCCAGCGGTCGTCATGCAGGGCGACGCCGATTTCGACGTTCAGCCTTTGCGACGCCCACAGGCGCAAATCCTCGTCGCCTTTTTCGACTGCCGCCTGATAGCTCGATTTCAGCTTTTCCAGCGTGATCGAGCGGCCGAGGTTCGGATTGACCAGCGGCCAGACCGCCGGATCGCGCCACGCGCCGCTGCGCTGCATCTCCTCCGGGAATTCATAGAGGATCGGCAGCATACGGCTTTCTTTGATGCGGCCGTCGCGGACGCCGCGCGCATATCGGAGTTCCGTCTTGAATGCCCCGGCCGGCGGCTCGTCCGATTGCGTGGTGATCATGACCAGCACCGATTCCGGCGCCGGCATGCCGTTGCGAATCTGGACGATGATCCGGGCGGCGGCGGCCATGGACGACATAAGGTGCAGTTCGTCCAGCAACACGAAAATCGGCTTGGAGCCGGTGACGACCTTCATGTCGAAGGTCTTGACCTTGAGCCGGGCTTTGTTGCGCCGGTCCAGAATCGTCTTCGTATGGTGCGCGATATGGAACCGCTTGCTTAGATAATCGTCGGCTTCGATCATCCCGACCGCCTGTTGAAAGGCTTGGTCGGAGACCTCATGCGTCGGCCCCACATAGATGAATTCGGCATGGGGCCGGGAATTCATCAGCAAAGCGGTCAACGAGACCCCGGCGCCGCCGGTCGTCTTGTTGTTCTTTTTCGGCACCATGCAGAAAAGCTCCTGCACCATGCGCGTGTCGCCGACCATTGAGCCGAAGATGGCGCGGACGATATCGCGCTGCCATTCGCCGGCCGCCTCGCGCAGGAGCGGCTGGCCGGGCACATCGGGCAAGCGGAGCTTATTGAAGATATCGACGGCGCGGGCCGCCTCGGCCTCGTCCAGCGGCAAATCCGGGATCAGCGATTTACCGGCAAGGAGCCGTTGCTCCCAATCCGGGCAGGCGAAGTTCCAGCCGGTCAATTCAACAGCCGGCCCCAATCGGATTCGGTATGCGCGGTTTCGGCCTCGCGCTGCTGAATTTCCTTCTTGCCCGGAGGCCGATCGCGTTCACCATCCGGGCGCGGCACATATTGCGACCAGCCGAAGCGGCATTGCAGCGCGAAGGTGATTGCCTTCAACGCCGTGCCATCGCTGCCGCTGGCGATCCGCAGGAGATTGGCGACCAGCTTGGCCTGAACGAGCGCGCCGCCGCGCCGCAGCTGGTCCCGATAGTGCTTGAATAGCGTGGCCTGAGTGATCCCCACGACCTCGGCTATATCCTTTGTCGGCACCGCGAAGCCCGATAGGACCTCAACCATTTTCCGATCTTTTTCGCTCGGCTCATGCGGCGGCCGGCCGGCTTGTTTTCGCTTGCTCATGGCTTACCGTTTTACTGCAACAACAACCACTTAGTGATAACTCCCGACCCCGGTCTCTATAGGTGTTGAGCACGCGCCAATGAGGGGCCGGCAAAAACCAAGGAAGGACCTAAAAGACCACCCCGACCTGACCTCGCCGGAAGCCTACGCGGTCAAATTCACCGCATCGCTTTTCCTCGTCCGGGGGCGAAAAGGGCGATATCAACCCTTAAAGGCCTTCCCGATCAATCCGGTTTCCTTCTCGCCGAAGGCGACGAACAAATACCGGAACTTCGCGGTCACCGCCCTTGAGGCGCAGCGCAACGCGGCACGGGCCGAGTAAAACCGGCGCGACCGGAGAGGCCGGATGACCGCTATGATTTTACCCGCCGGTATGGTTATCGTCGGCAATCATGCGCTCGCGCGGTTTGCACACCAGCCGAGGGCGGGCAAGAAATCGGATGCGAGGCCCCGAGCGGCGCAGGCGTGCTTTCCGCATGCTATGAATGGAGCACCCAACAATGCTACTGACTTTCCCAGTCGCGCAATTGCGCGACCTGCTCAAATCCGCCGAGGCAAGCTGGTCGAAGGGGCAGCGCGCCCTTTGGCACCAGGATGCTCCCGAGCCGGGCTTTTGGCTGCGCTGCGATTATGGCGTCTACCTGATGCACAATGCCAATCTGGACGCGGGCGAAAAGCCCGCCGTCGTCCATGCCTTGGAACACAATCCCGAGACCATGCCTTTCAGCCTCTGGTTGGACGAGAAAGCCAGCTATGGCTGCATTAATGAAGTCGAGTTCATCGCCGCCGAAGTCATCCGCAATGCGGTCGCCAACGACAGCCCGCTGCTTCTCCATGTCACCGCCGGGCAATATCCCGGCCGAATGCTTATCCGGATCGTCTGATCGTCTGTCCCGTCGACCCGGAGGTCACGCGGCCCGGCGAGGTCGCGCCGATCTGCTGGCCAAAAGCCTGAAGGACCGATACAGCCCGCCTCTCGACCTTATGGCGCCCAATCTTCGGCGTTTTCCATGATGGACTTTAAAAATCCTCCATTTCCGCTCTCGTTTTTTCCGCCGCGCGAAAAAAATCTCCGAATTGCGCGAGGGCCGGTCCTTGGGCTGCTTTGGGCTATCATGTTTCACCCTCCCCCCTGTACGTTGCGACAGATTGCTCGTAAATAGATGTGGGGGACATCGTGTCGATACGAACGGTTGCTACAGCGGTTATGGGGGTGGTCGTTATCACGGGAGTGATGATTGCGGCGGTCCACTGGATTCCGCTCGACCCATGTACGCTCGGTACGCCCGTCGAAAGGTACAAGGAGACCGTCGACTTTCTCTCTACAACCATGGAACTGGTATTAGGCTTGTGTACGGGCCTATTAGGATTATCCGCTGCTGTCCTAATCGGAATTCAAGGTAATCTTAAATTATCAAATTGGAGCATGTTTTTCACATTGCTATCTATGATAGCTATTGCCGCATCAGTTCTTTGTGCAATATTGTGGAAGTTTCAGATTTCAAATCTTTGGTTTAATGGATGCTACGAACTGGTCGGAACAATGCGCATACAAGCGCTTTATCGGATGCATTTTTGCTTCTTTTTGCTTGGCGTCCTCTTGCTTGCAATTGTAGTCGCCTTAGTTGCATTTGAACGTCTCAAGGAGACAGCTTCCGGAGGAACGTCATGACAAGCAGTTGGGCTTGGCGGCTGAGTTGGAGGCTACGAGCTCTGCTGATAATTCTCAGCGCCGGCGCAACATCGGCACGTGCACAAGAGGTCGACGTAACACTGGAAAAGGTGATCGCTCAGTGGTCGGCCGAAGCTGGTATTATTGTGACACCTGCGGCGGCGGAAGCTGCACTGAAGGATGTGGCGACCAAGATAAGCACAAACGCGTTGAAAGCTGGTGTCGATCCGGTTGAGGTCGCGAAGTTCGCGACGGTTATAGAACAAGGCGGCTATGTCAGCACCATACCAGGAGGCATAGTTGGCGAAGGAGATGCCGGGAAGGCGGACCTGAGGCTCGGTGGCTCACATCTGTATGCGGAGATAGTCAGTACCCTGCAGCCCAAATACGTCTTCATGCAGCTTTACCAATTTCCAACACTGACGGTCCTCGTCGAGCCAGTCCCTCCTGTGGACTTCGTTATCGAAATAAATGGATGGCGCCCAAGGGAGGCCAAGCCAGACGGCACCTATGCCTTCGAGCCGGGCGAGATCGATTTACTTGTGACACGCAACAATCGCCCGGACTGCACGTGGAAGGGTCGCCTGGAAGCCGGACAAAAGTTCTCTGTCAGCTGCAAAATGTGAGCTGTCTGAGCAGTTTCGCTCGCCGAGGTTCGCCATGCCACGTTGCCAAAGTCGCAATAGGTCGAGGCTAGCGGCTGCTTGACGGCAAGCCGAAGAAGGCTGGCGTGATGACAGCGTGCGCATCGCCAGCAGGGGGGCCTTCTTTCGACCTTTCCCCTCCGTCCCTATGGGGCGATGCCGGTGACGAGCACGAAGATGATCAGGGCGCCGACGATGATCAGCACCGAGAAGGCAAGATGCCAAGGCATGGCGTCAATCCCATTGGCCGTGGGGGATGGCCTGTTCTTCACGCTGGATTTCTCCGTCGTGCACCCGCTTGGATACGGTCTGGATATTGTTGATGTCCCAAAAGAGCTTCGGATCTCCTCGATGCGGGGTCCTATGGTGCGCGACGGGACTATTCGGGGCCGGCGCCTTTGCGGTGCAAAGCTCGCCTGTGCGCTGGCATGTGTAATTGTCGCGCAGGAACACGGCTTGGCGCAGGTCCTCCCATGCGGCGGTATTGTACCAAGCACGCCATGGCTGGAAGGTTCGCCGCTTCTTGTCGGCATCGTCGGAGGCATAGCCGACGAGCGGCGACAGCGTTGAAATGTTTGCTTGCAAAGCGCGGAGTCGAGGCATCGCATCGAACGCCGATCGGGCTGGCGCTTCCTAAATCTAGTGGCAATGACGGGGATATAGCTGCTATATATGGATTCCGGTCACATCCTGTCAAGTCGGCAAAGCAAGTTTGCACGAGTCCGGCAACGAGAAATGCGCCGACATTTCGGTTTCGGGGCAAGAGAAACTTGACTGGTCCGTTAAGGGGCGGTGGTTGGGCGAGGTGACCATTCGGTGCAGCTCGGACATGTGTTCGAACATCACTTCAGCTTTGAATGGAAGTTCCAGACGCGATACTGCACGGCCGGCTCAAGTGCTGGCAAACTCAGTACCGGTCAGCTCAGCAATGCTGCCGAAAATTGCATGACTATAAAGGACTCCTAGTAATCACGTTGCTGCAATGCCACCATTGCCCGCGCGGCAAGCGCCGGACATCGACGCCTCCATTCAAGTAATGATCAACGGCAGCACTTTGCCGCAGCGACGGAGCGAGGGGGTGCCTACACCCTCAACGTCCTGAAAGCTCACATCTAGAGCCATCCTCAAGCCGGGTTCTTCTTCTCCGCCTGCCGTGTGGCACCATTCGGAACATTCTCCTTCGGAGCCACACAAGGAGCTCCGTGACAAACCTTCTCGCCCTTGTAGGTGGCGAGGGTCTGCAGCACACCCTCTAGCCAGGACGGGTTTACCCGAGGCAGTCCGTCCGCCAGCTTGAGTGCGAGCTCGAGCAATTCCTCCGCGCGAGCTTTATTGCCGCTCTCATAGTAGTATGGAGCGACGGCCCGATAATACGACGCCTTTACCTCGTCTTTCAGCCCTGTCAGTGCAAGGATGTGTTCGGAGAGCTCCTTGCCCATAGCAAGGCGCTCGGCAGACGGAAAGTGCGTGTAATCATACTCATCTGGATTGAAGAGTTGGTCCAACGCGTTCAACAGCCACTCCTGGTCGTTTCTGTCGATAGCGTCACGAACCAATCGCCGCAGTACGGTCAGGCCGGTCTGCATGTCGCGCATTTTGTAAAGCAAAGTTTCCACATGAGTCGTGCGGAGGTCGATGTCATCTGGCATCAAAGCGATAGCCTCTTCGATCGCCGGGAGCGCTGTCATCCAATCCTTCATCTCTATCGCCGCGGTGAATTTGTCTAGAATCGGGTTCAGTTGCGCGTCGTCTCGCCCTTTGGCGATCCGCTCCCTTTCGACGGCTTTTGCTTGATCGCTGCTACGCCACGTGCCGTCAAGCACCTGCGGCAGGACAGAATCGAGGTCCGTCGGATGACCGATAAAGGCGATGCGGCTGTCTCGGTCGACCACAAACGAATATGGAACTCCGAAAGAAAAGCTCGCTTCCTTCCATAGCTTTTCCATTTCGCCTGTGCAGTCGATCCCGACCCGGAAGTTCAACTTCGGGACGTTTTCCGTCAACCATGGGTCCAAATGCGCTCGAGCGTCATCGGCAGTCGCAGCCCGTTCTTCTGCAGCCACGCCAACGACCTCCAGTCCTCGGTCCCTGTATTTCTCCTGCAGCTGTATCAGATTGAGCATCGGCGCCACACAATGTGGACACGTGGTGGAAAAAAATTCGAGGACGTAGACTGTGCCGGGCTGGAAGTTCGCAAGGGGCTCGCCCCCTATCCAGTTTTGCGCTTTAATTGCAGGAGCTTGTGACTCCATAGACAGGTACATATTACTCTTCCTTCTTTGCCCGACGCATATGGGGATTTCAGCGGCGGGTGGCAAGGCCCCACAAATCGGCAAGATCGTCCAGGCAGGAGCGGAGTTCATTGGCGGCGGCCAGCTTGCCGCGCCTCGATCGGCCGAGTTCATGCAAGGCATATCCTTCGCCGCATATCCGACATACCAGCCGGTAGCGATCGGGATCACGCAAGCGGCGCCGGGCGCGGCGCAATTCATCAGCGGCCACCAGCTGGCGTTCGGTGATCGGATCGGATCGCTGGCCGCCGTCTACCGGCTCCTTGCCATAGTCGATGGCGCCGGCACCCTTGCCGCCCATGGTTTCCCAAAGGGCGCCGAACCTGTTTGCGGCGGCCAGCTGCGCGGGATCGAGGCGGCCACGCGAGTAAAGCATGATGACCGCGCTCTGGCGGGTATTGATTACCGCGCTGATCTGCTTGGGGTTGCCGGCGGTCCCTGAATGGGCGCGGCTGTAGAATGGATTGTCGACAACGACGGCGCGCAGGGAACGGTGCGGATCGTGCGGTTTCCTATTCACCATGAACTCCTCGGGCGTGAATCAAACGGGGTCGCCCGATTATAACAAACCCGCAGTCCCGGCTCGGACGATCAGAAGCATGAGTAGGCCGATGGCGACCGCCACGGCCAACGCGAAGACGCGATACTGCGTGATCATTGGGCGGCCCTCTTCAATCTGACGCAAACGCTGCTTCGCGACGGCCTTTTTGGGCTCATCTGAGAAAGCCGCCTGAATAGCCTTGAGCTTGCGGTCGCGCACGGCGATCTGATGCATAAGTTAATGGACAAGCCCGGAGTCCTCGTCATTATCGAAAAACGCGCCAAGAATATGGTTGGGCGTGATGCCAAGCTCCTTGCAGATCAGGATCAGCGCCGAGGCCGAGATCCGGTTGGCGCCCTTCTCGTATTTTTGCAATTGCTGGAACGTGATCCCGAGCTTTTCGGCAAGCGCTCCCTGCGACATGCTCCGCAGCAGCCGGAATTCCCGAATGCGGGCGCCTATCTTCTGATCAATGTCCGTGGTCTGGACTTTCAAACTCTGTCTCATGCTCCGCCCTTTCATTGCAGGAAATTCCGCATCCTGCCTTCCATCGGCCCGAGGCTGGGATCCTCTTCCACGCGCGGACCGAGAATATTGGGCCGACCGGGCGGCGGAAGTGACGAGGAAGCGGGTCAGATCGAAGCCTCCGAGGCAGCACCACATCATCTCCCTCATTCTTCTCCGTTCAACGCGCATCTGCGCTTGCCCTTACCCGTATTTCTTTCAATTTGCCCTTCCTTACGCTCGCTAGTTGAGATAGCAGTTCTCCATGTCAATATTGTTTTCGATCAGATTGGCAACTATCATCCGGCAGTTGTGACAACAAGCGAATACAAAGCCGCGCTCGCCGCTCTCGGAACGGGTTTCAAATGGCCGCAGAATCCTTGCGAATAGGGCCTCACACGTCTCAGCGCCACGCGTTCCAGGGCTCACCCCGGATCATCGGGCTCGCGCTTGAGGCATTAGCCATAAAAACTGAGGGGAAAAATACGTATGATAGAAAATAATATTTACCTGATTGGCCAACGAGCATCGCCGCTGGTGGGGGCCGGGTCGTCACGGATATGCAAAGCGACTCGCCGACTTTGGCCGCTACAAGGAAGCCCAGGCGCTGGAAATCTGACCAATGCTATGTTCGGCCGTCGGGGCGACCATCCTTTGCCGGAAATGCCCGTCCCCTTGAAGCTGGTCACTTTCGCGGTGGAGCGGTTAAAGGCCTCTACTCCGGCGATGACCCCCGGGGCACCTGCCGTAGAATAATTCTAATTCCGGGTGGCTGATCGCAGCAGAGCGCAGCCAAAACTGCGAAAGAACGCTGCTAGTCGGAGAAATGGCGGGGAAACCCCACGTAGCCCGCCGCCCTGCATCCCCCCTTGACCAGGGCCGACTATGGTTCACCCGGAATGGCCGAGCCCGCCCCATGCCACATAGGCGGGCTCGGCCGCAATTCTCAGTAGGCAAGCGGATAGGCATCGGCAAGCAGCTTATTCCAGCGCGAGCGGAAATTTGCGCCGGGGCATAGTGGCTTCTTTCCTCGGCCACGAT